TCGAATAGTTAATCACGAAAGGTTTACACCATGAACAAACTTCCGCCGGAGTTGCACATAGTCAACGGTTCTAAGGGAATCAATCAAGGGGGATTGTTACCACAATCTATTCGTGGGCGAATCCCAGTTTCCGAATGGATGGATCATCCGGAAGAATGGAACAAAGAACGGTTCGTTACTGAAACCGCCGAGTTTTTATTTAATGTTTACGGCATTGGTTCCGAACAAGATCGCCATACCCTAGCGATGTTGGCGGATCAACTTGATACTTACATTGAGTGCAACAAATACATTGCGGCGCAAGGTTTGGTGGTTGAATTTAACGAAGGTAAAACGATAGGTGCAAACCCTTACATTACCATTCGTAACAAAACCTTATCCCTGGTATTGCAGTTGATGAACGAAATGGGATTAACACCGCGTAGCAGATTAACCACAACTAAGCCGGATGAAGATTCGCCTGCATCCAAATTTTTGCGGGGCGCGAAGGGTTAACAATTGAATTGGCAAGATGGTGTTGCATACGCCCACGCGGTAACGAAGGGCGAAATAAATGTTTGCCGAAATGTTCGATTAGCCTGCCAACGCTTTATTAACCAATACGAAAATAAAGAATGGGAATGGGTATTTGATCCGGACTATCCGCAACACATACTGGATTTTGCCGCCTGCCTAAAACATACAAAGGGATTGATGGCGGGCAAGCCCGTTATCCTGGAACCGTTCCAGGTGTTCTTCTTATGTGCCATCTACGGTTTCCGATCCAAGAAGGATCACGCCCGCCGGATGGTTACCGATGTGATTTTGTTTATTCCCAGGAAGGCAGGTAAATCTACCCTTACTGCGGTGATTGGTTTATATGAATTAGTATGCGGCGAACCGGGCGCGGAAGTATTTACCCTGGCAACCAACCGCGAACAAGCATCCATTGTTTTCAATTCCGCCAAGGGATTTATCGAATCCATGCCGCCGGAGTTAAAGCCATTGTTTAACCCAACCAAATACGAGATACAAAAAACCGGCGATTCGCAAACGGTGTTCAAGGCACTAAGCCGCGACACTAAAAAAAGCGGGGATGGTAAAAACCCTAGTTGCGTGATTGTTGACGAAGCCGCGCAGATTGTAGATCGCAACTCCATCGAGGTACTTCATTCCGGTATGGTCGCGCGGGCGAACCCCTTGCGTATATACATAACCACCGCATCGTTTACAAAAGAAACAAAGTTTTACGAAGATTACGATTTGTTTCAATCAATGTTAACGGGCGAAGCAACCGATAACCCCAGGTGGTTTGGATTGTTATATGGGCTTGATCCGCAGGATGATTGGAAGGATTCCGGCACCTGGGCGAAAGTTAACCCGATGCATGGCATTACCGTATTTCAAGAAGCCATCGAACAACGGGCGGAAGAAGCCAAACATAAGCCGGCAAGCCTTAACGAATTCCTATGCAAAACCCTTAATGTGTTTGTTAGCGCAAATACTGCCTGGTTAGATCGCGCCCATTGGGATCACGAAGATTGTTTAATTAAAGAAGAACGCGAACCCGAATCCGTATTTGTAGGATTTGACCTTGCGGCAACGCGAGATTTGAACGCTTGTTGTTTTCTTAAACGATTTGCCGATGATGATTACGAAGTTGAATTTCAGTTCTTCTTACCGGAAGAAGGATATAACCTGGTACCCAAACATTACCAGGACATATTCCGGGTGGCAGTAGATTCCGGAATTCTAAAGTTAACGCCAGGCAATGTGATGGATGATCGCGAAATATCCGATTACATTATTAACAAATGTTCGCAGTACAAGAATGTTAAAGAAATTGGTTACGATGCCTACAACGCCGCATCCCTGGTTGCCCGCCTGCACGAAGCCGGGTTGCCGGTAAAGAAGGTAGGGCAAGGCATGGCAGTTCTTAACAATCCAAGCAAGCAGGTTGAACGGTTAATCTTGCAACATCAAATCAAACATAACGGCAATCCGTTCGTTGGATGGCAACTTGGCAACTGCGAAGTTTACGAGGATGTTAACGGAAACATTAAGGTTCGTAAGAATGAAGCAGATAAATCAGCGAAAGTTGATGGAATAATTGCAATGATTATCGCGATGCATTGCGCTTTAGATAATCCATCGCTATCAAATAGTTGGGGTTTTCGTAGTTTTTAGTTTAGAATTCATAAAACTGCGGGGGTAAAACATGGGAATATTGGACATTTTCAAAGGCAAAAATAGTAAATCCCAACAAGAATCGAATACCGTTCTTGGACAAACCCAACTTGGTAACCAGGTTATTTATGGGCAAACCCAACAAGGGAAGATCGCCCAACAACTTTTATATGTAACAACATCAAGCGCAACTACTGCGGGGCGGCAAGTTGATCTATCAATGCTTACCCGTAACAGTACGATTATGGCTTGCGTTGGAGTTAAAGCCCGCGCAATGGCGCAACTGCCCAAGCGCATTATGTTGAAGCAGGATGATGGTACTTTTGTTGATGCGTTGCAATCCGATAAAACAACCGCCCGCGATAAGGCAAAAGCAAAACAAGTATTGAATCTGCTATACCAACCAAACAACTTCCAATCCTCTTATGAGTTTTGGTATCAATGGTGTATGTGGCAGGATTTGACCGGCGAATCGTTTACGCTATGGTGGCGCGATAAGCAAAAAGATCAAATGCAAACGCCGCTTGAAATGTATAACCTGGATTCCACGCTTATTACCGTAGGCATTTCGGAAACCCGGTATCCATACTATCGCCTATCAACGCCTTCGTATGGGTTTTCAAAAGATAACCCGTTGGAATACTGGCAGGTTATGCATATTAAAGAAGCCGCCTGGCAAGGTTCATCAGGTTTCAACAAAGGAATTCTTGCGGCGGAGTTGGTAGGACTAGATCAAGATATTGACCTATACGCCAATTACATTATGCAAAACGGCGCAAAGCCATCGGGAATGTTTACAACTGACCAGGTAATTCCGGATGCGAAATATAAAGAAATCGCCGGCCGCCTAAAAGAAGCCTGGACTAATATGCTAGGTTCCCGCAACCAGGATTTATCTAAACCCGGTCAAGGAATGTTGCTAGATCAGGGTATGAAATATACCCCGATTGATATGTTAACGCTTCAAGATGCAGAAGCCGCCGCGCTAAAGATGCAAACCATGAAGCGCATTTGCGGTTTGTTTGGCGTACCTGCCGCGATGCTAGGCATTGGCGAATCCAAGTACAACAACACCCAAACGCAGTTGGATGAATTCTACAAAACAACCATGTATCCAATGGTTATCAATGTTGAACAAAAATTGAATCAACACCTATTGCGTGGTTACCCTAATTTAGTGGTTCGTTTTGATACTAAGGAATTCTTGAAGGGTGCCGTACTCGATCAGATTAACTTTGTTAATGCCGCAGTTAATTCCGGCATCATGACTGTAAACGAAGCCCGCGAATATTTGAATATGCCGAAAATTGAAAACGGCGATGTAATCAAAATTGAACCAACTGATTTTGAACCAGTACCAGGATCAAGCCCCCAGGACACCGGGGGCGGTGGCGGCAATCAAACTTTACGCACAAATATTGGCAAAACATGAATTTGTTAAATAAAATATTGCTAACAATGGCTTCCCAAATCAAGAAGCCAAATGTTAAACTGCGTAAAGGTAATACGCCCCACAAGATAACAGACGATAACCAATCAATTCATCATGGGGTGATACATGAAACTACCGAATTTAAGCCTAGTTTGCGAAGCAAAATTAAAGGTTAACGAATCCGCGAATGAAGCCGCAGTTCCATCGGGAATGATGGAAGCCCGCGTTACCACCTGGGGCGCGAGGGAAGGTGCGGATGGTCGCAAATTTAATTACCAACCCGAAGGATTTATGGATTGGGCGATGGAGTTCCGCGAAGCCGGCAAACCATTACCAATGTTTTTGAACCATAACGATATGGATATGCCAGTTGGCGAATGGTACGAATTTGATTTTGACGATGAAGGCATGACCGCTAAAGGCAAGTTGTTCTTGAACACCGTTGCCGGCAACGATTTATATACCGTATTAAAAGAAAGCCCCAATCTATTTGGTGGCGTTTCCGTTGGCGCATTTGCCGAAGAAGCCTGTTGGGTTGATGCCGAAGGCGAACCCCTAATGCCTGGAACGGATGGTTCAATCTATTCGAATCCAAAATGGCAATCCGATGATGCATATTTCCAAATCACTAAAGGCGGTTTGCGTGAAGTATCCGTTGTAATGTACCCAAATAACCCAAGCGCAGAAATTCATGCCTTGGAAGCATTTGATGCGGAAGGTAATCCGAATCCGCGAGTAATCGAAAAACTCTTGCGTGAGGCAGGCGTTTCCCGAAAAGATGCAACCACCGCATCTTCAATTCTGAAAAAACTTTTGGTTTCGCGTGAGGTGAAACAAGAGGTTGTTCAGGAAACCCCAAGTTCGTGTGAAGCGGATGCGGTGGACATGGAAGCCGAACTGGTACGCGCATTTGAATTACGCGAACTAGAAAAGGCATTGGAAAAACGCATTTCTTAAAGGAAGCGAAAAATGGAAAAAGTATTTGAAAAATTAGATGCAATCGCGGCACAAAATGAATCCAAGATTGCAGAAGCAGTTGAAGCCGTTAAGGTTGAAGTTGCCGAGAAGTTAGCCGCCCTGGAAGCCAAGGTTGCAGAAGTTAAGGCACCCGCAATTATCCAGGCACCTGCAAAAACCATTAAGAGTGATGTTAACCGCATGGTTAAATCACAACTTAAAGAGTTCATTTCAAAGGGCAATAGCCTTGAAAAAGAAATCAAAATGTTTGAATCAGTCGATCAGTACGATGCCTACCTAAACGAAGCATCTGCATTGACCGGTTCGGGCGCGGGCGTTGGTGGTCGTACTGCATACGATCCCGTATTCCATGCCTTGCGTTTGGCAAACCCAATGCGCGGACTTTCACGCAATGTATCTACCGATGGCGCAACCTATCAGTTCCGCGCTAAGACAGGTAACGCAGGCGCATCATGGGGTTACACCATTCAGAACAATGGTGCCGCAACTACTGAGAATACAAACATTTGGCAATTGACTTTGCAAGACATCAACACCCAATTCCCAATCCGTACTGCGGCTTTGGATGATATTGATGGTTTGGAAGCCAATGTGGTTGATGATATGTTGGTTGAGTTCTCGCAAGTTGAGGGCGCATCCATGATCGCCAACGATGACCAGGCAGGTTCTACAACTACTGCAACCGGTGGCACAAACGGTTTGCGTGGTTTGGATTACTATCCTGGCGCAAACGGTACTTACACCGGTGGCACAATTTCTACCGCCGCATTTGGTTCTAGCGGAACTGGCGCAAGCGCAGGTTTGCATAGCATTGCAACTTATGACCAGTTGACCACCAACGCCGCAGGCGGAACAAGCCAAATGGTCTTTGCTGACCTTATCAACTTCTTGCATAGCCTTCCACAACAATATTGGAACGCTAACAATAAGTTCATGGTTTCGCCATTGATGCTTTCGTTTATTCGTGGCATGGTTGACGATAACAACACCCCAGTATTTGAACGCATGGCACCTGGCGTTTACGAAGGTATTGTTGGTAAGTTGCTAGGTTACGATGTAGTTGTTAACAACTATGTTGATAGCCCAGTTGCCGCAGGCGCATCACCTGGTACCGTTTCTAAGTACCCAATGTACTTCGGTGATTTTACTCGCGGACATACCATTGTTGACCGTTTGAACATGGTTCTACGCCGTTACGATCAAACCGCACCTGGCTTTATCACCTTCTACGGTGAGAAGCGCGTTTGTTCTAGCGTTGTTGATCCATTTGCAATCATTCGTTACCGTTCTACCGCAACGGGCGCGTAATAAAGTTGGGGGGCTTTGCCCCCCTTCTTAAATGAATAGAAAAAGATAAATGCCTAAACCAACCGATGCTATGAAAGCAGAAGCCCGCAGGGGCTTAGAATGGCGTAAGGAATTTGGGCGAGGTGGTACAGAAGTTGGAGTTGCAAGGGCGCGTGATATTAGCAACGGTAAGGATTTACCCCGCGCGACAATTGCACGAATGGTTAGTTATTTTGCCCGGCATGAAGTAGATAAGCAGGGCAAAGGTTGGAAGCCTGGCGAGGATGGGTACCCAAGTGCGGGGCGTATCGCGTGGGCATTGTGGGGTGGTGATCCTGGCAAAACATGGGCAGAAAAGGAACTAAGGAAAATGGATAATAGCGCAATATTTCAAGGCATTAAAGAAGCCCTACTTGAAGGGCAAGCAACGGTTAACTTGCGCGAAGCAAGCGCGTTAACTGGTTCAGGTTCGGATGTTGGCGGGCGCGTTATATACGATGATGCGTTTGCATCACTTCGCCTTGCAAACCCTTTTCGCCAAGTATCGCGCCAAATCGTAACTACCGGTTCCGATCAGGCGTTTGTTGTTAAAACTGGTAACTCCCAGGATGCAACAAACCCCTGGGGTTATGGCATTAACACCAATGAAGGTTCGCCAAATCAGGCAACCGCATTTTGGCAATTGCCGATTCGCGATGTAAACGCGGTATTGCCAGTTCGTACTGCAATCCTTTCCGATATTGATAACCTGGAAGAAACATTGGTTATGGATTTAGCCCTGGAGTTTTCCCAGGTTGAAGCCCAATCCATGATGCTAAACAATGACCAGGCAGGTAGCACTACTACCGCATACGGCGCAACAAGCGGCTTGCGTGGTTTGAACTCTTACCCTGGTAGCACTAGCGCGGCGGCGTTTGGTTCAAACGGTAGCGCGATTACTAATGGTATTCATACCGTATTGGAAGTTAACCAGGCAAGCGCAGGCGCAGTATCGTATGACGATTTAGCAAATTTAATGGCGGCATTACCCGCCCAGTATTTGTTCAAACCTTCTACTTGTTGGATGATGCACCCAACTACGATTGGTGCAATCCGCAAATTAAAAGGTTCAACCGGCGGTTCGCCAATGTTTGTTGAAGCCGGCGATGACGATGGCGGCGCAGTTGTATATATCTTTGGACATAGGGTAATCCCTAACCCATATATGGAAGTTGCGGGTGCAGGTAACAACCCCGTTTACTTGGCAGATTGGGAACGCTTTGTAACCATCGCAGATAACAACCAAATGAGTATCAAACGCTTCGATCAAACTGCGCCAGGGTTCGTGTACCTATTTGCAGAGAAGCGCGTTTGTAGCACGATCCTGGATGTTTTCGCGGGTGTTCGTTTAGTCGGTTAATTTAGGGGGTAATCATGGCGGTTGAAAACCAAACAATTGCCCCGTTTTACGCAAGCAATAGAAACCCGTTCAATTATGAAAAGATTGAACAGGTTAACCGGGATGTTGTTACAACCTGGCTAACGCTTGAAGAAATGACCCAACAACTTAACCTGATAGATGATGAAAGCCAAGATGCTTACATTAACAGTTTAGGTTTGGCGGTTCGTTTTGCGATTGAAGATTATTTGGGATTAGCAATTGTTAATACCCAATACCGTACTTACTATTCAAACCCTGGGTTTGTTGTAAACGGTACGGCGGTTTATTTGGATTTGCCGGAATCTTCGCCGGGCGCGGCAGGGGTAACCATTAACGAAGTGGCATATTGGGCAGGCACTAGCGGCGCAGTTCGTACCCCGCTTGATCCTGCGGATTATTACTACGATCCAACTGGTAGCCGAATTATCGTAACGCAAGGTATTCCAACACCATTGGCGCAGAATATTGCCAATCCAATTGAAGCATTATTTACAGTTAATGCAAGCGAAGTTGCAACTTATCCTGCGGTGAAGCAAGCAGGATTGTTATTGTTAACGCATTACTACAACTCCCGCGATGCAGTTGGCGCAACGGTTGGGCAACGCGCACCTATTCCATACGGCGTAGATCAGTTGTTGCGCCCATACAAAACCCTGGTTATGTAATGACAATCGTTCGCTATGAAACCATTGATATAAATACTGTTAACACTACCGTTAACAGTTTAGGGGAACAATCAACTTCAAAAACGAAGTGGTTTACTACCCGCGCCCTGGTTTCCGATGTATCGAATATGTTGCGTATATCCGAACGGTACCGGGTTTATTCGGACTTAATTAACCTAACAGTTAACTACACGCCTAACACCCGCACCATGAGTATTAACCAGGATGATTACAGTATCACCTGGCGCGGACAGGAATACCGGATTACCGATGTGCGCGAATCAAATGATCGCCAAAAGGTAACCTTTGTTTGCTATCGAAACGATCCTACGGTACCACTTTAATATGGCGCAGAATAATCCAATCCAGTACGGCGAAGCCATCCAATACCAGTTGGGGCAGGTGGTAACGCCCACGCCCGTATATGCAAGTTTTAACCGCAACTTTGCAACCGAACCTTCTTTCCTGGTTTGGAATTTACGCAATGTTCATCAACCGGTTTATACCGGACAAACCCAAAACAATAAAGGTATTGACCGCCCAATATTCCAGGTCAATATATTTGCCCAATCCATGCAGACGGCTTTCAATTTAAGCAACACAATATTACAATCATTGCATGGATATTCAGGGCAGTTTGGCGGCGTTAGCGGTTTCTTCGCTGCTAAATGCGATGTAAATTGGCTTTACAATACATACGATAATGAATTGGGGTTGAACCAAATTGTTTTGGATTGCACCTTGGATATACCAACATGACACGAAATTTTTGTTTAACACTTTCAAAAAGGAATTGAAAAATGGCACTCATTAACAAAATTCTTCCGGGTTATGTTGCAACCCTTTGGACACAATCAGGCGCAACGCCAACCCCTTTTACTGATTCAGAACTAGGCACCTGGGCAGATACCGAAACAATTATTGGTACTTCTGCCGGTGGTCTTGGAACCGCAGGTATTCAAGTTCCAGTTGAAGCCATTCCCGCGTTTGGTGCCGATGATGCGTTTGCGGCATTTAGCGTAGCAGGTGCGCGTACCGGTGCGAAGATCACCACGCAAAACCAGGTTACTTCTTTAACAGTAACCGCCGCATGGAATCCTGCCGATCCTGCACAATTGTTAATTCGTGATGATGGTTACAACGGTACGATTATTCGTACTTATGTAATCGCCGCTTACGATGGTACCGATACCGTTGCTTACGCTTTCAACGCCCGCGTTGGTGGTTTGCAATGGGATTTAAGCCCAAGCGCAGAAGGCAAGTTTATCTTTACGCTTCACCCAACCGGCGGCAACGCTTATGGTTGGTCTAATAGTTAATTAAGCAGGCAAGCCCCTTCGGGGGCTTGTTTACAAAATATGACAATAAACAATAATACGATACCCAACAACCCCTTTCCGAATAACTCGGAAGCCCTACTTACTTTTCTAGTAACTCAATTCAACACCGGGCAAAAGAACTGGTTTGGCTTTCCGCAACAACGGTTGGCAGGAATTCATATTGCTTATGAAATCGCCAAACACCATGCGGACAAAATGACACCGGAACAATGCGCCGAATATGCGGTGAAGTTGAACAATGCTATTTACTTAAAGATTGTTAAGGGATCGGAATAATGGGAAAACTATCAAGCAAATTAGGCAAGTCTTATGAGATTGTTGCCGATCAAACCAAGATTAAAAAAGCAACCGTTGACCTGGGCGAAGTGAAGTTTGATATTCGCGTTCGCGTTCCATTGAAAAAAGAAATGGAAGAAATCACCGCCAAGATTGTTAACCCGCCCGAAGACAAGGTTGCCAAACTATATGATAAGTTTGCCGCGCCCCTGCGTAAAACTTTGGAAGAAGGTGGCAAAGAATTTTTGGAAGCCATTAACAAAGAAAAACAAACCATCGAACTGCTTGATGATGATTTAATTGTTGATGGAAAATCCGTAAAACAAATTGCAACTTTTGCCGCAATCGAAGAAACTAGAGTTGAAGAATATTTTCATTTATTAGTTTCAGAAACCAACGAACCGGTAACAGAAACCTATGATGAAATAACTTCTGAGTTCCCCGAATTTGCGGTGCAAGAAATTCTTAAAGCAATTGACCAGGCAATTAAGCCTGACTATAAGACAGTAAAAAAAAATTAAGAAGAAGCCTGCGCCGGCAGGTAACTGCGGCAATGGTGTTTAATGGACATACGACAGAATACATAGATGGTTTAGATGAAGAATTGTTTGGGGATATACAGATCATGTACGCAGATGGGATGTTTGGGAACAAGGCGATCTTCGATGCATTAGCACCGATTACTACCGCATTGTTTAATTACATTCGCCCACAAAACGCACCTTCATATAAGGTTGAACAAATATTCCCCTGGATTAACGAATACCTGGTAAACCCTGATTTTGAACCAACCCCCCAAGAACAAGTTAGTAGCAACTTACTTGGATATATGGCGCAAGCCAAGGGGTTCAAAAAAGAAAGGTTTGGCAAATGAGTAACGCCGAATTTAGGGTTGAAGGTTTTACCGAACTGTTTGCCAAGATGGATGAACTATCCGAAGAAATTGGCAAGGGCAAAACGGATCGCATTTGGCGTAACGCATTAACATTTGCATTTGAACCGGTGTTACAGGATGCCAAATCATTTGCCCCTAAAGATACTGGCGAAATGGCAGATCGAATTTATATGCGTGTTCATCGCCCACAATCCAGGGATAAAAGTTCAAACCGTTATGCAGGCGAAATGTTTATGGCGCGAGTAACTGCATCAACCTTGCGTTCGGATTCAGTACAGAATTTTATTGTTAACAAACGCGGCAAGTTGCAGGCAACATGGTCAAACAAAAGCCGCGCCCCAGTTTCCCAGGAGTTCGGCAACGCGCGTACACCTATGCGCCCATTCTTGCGGCCTGCGTTAAATAACAATGTTGATCGCGTAATTTCGCGCCTAGGGCAAGCCATTTGGTCGGAAGTTAACTGGGGGCAACACAAAGGTAAGGGCGAATAATCATGGCAGTAATTGGATCACTATCAGTTAAGTTAGGTTTAGTAACGGTTGAATGGGATAAGGCAACCGCTAAAGCCAAACAACAAGCAAAAGATTTGAAGGGTTCGTTTGATAGCCTTGGCATTGATCTTAAAAATCTAAAGAACACATTTAACGCCCTGGGCGGGGCAATGGGATTATCCGTTGCGGGAATGGGATTCCTGGCAAAAGCAACCCTGGATATGGCGGGGCAGGTTGATGATCTATCCAAAACTTACGATGTAAGTATTGCCCGGATTCTGCAATTCCAAAAAGCAATTGTGATGGCAGGCGGTAAATCCGAAGATGCCAACAAGATTATGAATACCATGTTTAGCCGAATTGCAATGGCGCAAGAAGGCAACGATGCGGCAATTGCTTCGTTTGAACAACTTGGAATTACATTCAAAGAGTTACAAAGTTTATCGCCTGACCAGGTAATTCGCCGGGTATATGAAGGGCTTGCAAGTATTGGCAATACTTACGAACGCATTAAGGCAACAAAAGAAATGCTAGGTAAAGCCGGCATGGGCAAATCGGTTGAAGAAATAGCCGAAGCCCTAGGCAAATCTACCGATGAATTTAAGAAGCAAGAAGAATCAATGAAACGCCTGGCGCAATTAGGCGATGCCCTGGATGCAACCTATAACAATCTAAAACTTGCCATTGCCGATTTGCTTTCACCGTTTACTGGCGGTACTGGCGGCGAAGCAATATTAAGTGTTAATTCAATCAAGGCGGCATTTGTTGCCATTACTGCGGTAAGCGTTATAAACGGAATGATGAAATTGGTTACTGTATTTAAGGCATTAAATTCTGCCTTAAAAACAACCGCAACACTTAGCGTAGCAATTCAATCTGCCCAGGGTATTAAAGGTATTGCAATGGCGGGCGCGGCATTGGCTTCTTACTTTGCCGCTAAAAAAATATTTGACGATCAAAGCGAAGAAGTTATTGCCGCCGCAGAAGCCAATCCGGAAACAGCACCCGAAGCAGGGGGTGGCGCACCCGCAAGTAGTGGCGCAACCGGCAGTAAAGAAGCAGAAGCATTACGGGCGCGAGTACAACTAAACCGGCAACTCTTAGATATTGAACGCCGCAGGGGTGAAGTTAAAGTTGAATCGTTAACTCGTTCCCAAGCAGAAACACAAATTGCAGAACTTGCATTGCGTAAAGAAGAAGCAATTGCCAGGGCAACCGCAGAACGCGACGAAGCATTATCTAAAGCAAACATAAGTTCATCAATGCAGGCGGCAATCCAAGAACGGTATCAGGTTGCAGTTGAAAACGCCAATATAAAAGAAAAGGCAGATCGAGAATTTATTATTGCCCAACGCGAACGCGAATTGCAACTAATGCAAATGCAGGGCGAATACATTGTTCAAATGGAAATCTTTAACCAACGCCGATCTGAACTCGAAGGCGAACGGTACAAGATGAATCAGTTTGATTATCGCATTGCAGAAGAACGCCTTAATCTTGAAAAGCGTATGTTGGAGTTACAACAACAACGCAAAGAAGCCCTGGCAAAAGCAGGCGGCAATGAAGAAAACAGAGAGTATCAACTTGCCAAAACTCAAATTGAAGGCGTGATGGAAGCCGAAACAAAACTATCGCAAATTCGCGTTGGCAATATTGAAGCAGAACGAACCAGGCAAAAATCTTTTGCAGAAGGTTGGAATCAAGCGTTCCGCAGTTTTTCAGAAGATGCCGAAAACTATGCGCGAGTTGGCGGCGAATCATTTAATGCGGTTGTTTCCAATATGAATTCCGCAATTGATACTTTTGTTCGTACCGGCAAGTTCTCATTTAATGATTTTGCAAGATCAGTAATACAAGACTTACTTGCTATTCAATTAAAAATGCAGGCAATGCAATTATTCAAATCCGCAGTTGGTGGATTAGGCGGTGTAATTAGCGGCTTGTTAGGCGGCGGCGATGCCGGTTGGTCAACTTCAAGTACCGGTTTAATGGTGTTGCCTGGCGAAGCCGATGGCGGTCAAGTTGATGCCGGAAGCCCGCGATTTGTTGGTGAATCAGGAGTTGAATTATTTATACCGCAACGAAGCGGAACAGTAGTACCAAACCAACAATTATCAAGCGTAATGGGAAGCCAACCGCAAGTTGTATATAACGCGCCGGTTGTACAAAACTTATCAGCGATTGATACGCAAAGCGCGTTGCAATTCCTTTCGCAAAATAAACAAGCGATATATGCGGCAAATCAATCTGCCGCCCGTAGCGTACCAACTAGCAGGTGATTAAATGAGTTTGAATCAGATACTAGCAATTACCGAAAACATAAGTGTTAACGATCAACGATTTGTTGGTCAGGTTCTTAGCCGCAATCAACGCATTAGCACTTCTGAAATTCTTACGGTAGTTCCGTTTCAATTTACGCTTACCCCAATGAAGTATTTGTATTATTCTGAAAACCGCGATTTGCTTGCCAACTTGCGTTACTACGATAAGGCATTAACTCAATATCTAAACTTTGGTTCTACTGGTTGGGTTAACTATATTGCTTATCAAGGGCAATTAAATTCTGCACAAATTAGTTCTTGCCAATGGCAAGCATCAAGCGCAAATAAAAATTTAATATTAGGAAACCTTCCTTCGGTGCCATCTACAACATATATTGTTCGTGCCGGCGATTTTTGCCAAGTTGGTTTGTATAGTTATATTGCAACGCAAGATGTTCAGCGCGGCGGCGGTTCAACTGTAACCATACCAGTACACCGTAATTTGTTAACAACCGTAACAAGCCCAATCAATGCAGTTATTGGCGAGTATGGAACCACCGTAAGCATGGGCGGGTTTGCATACACCGGCGTAACTTTTCCGGTAATACTGCGTGAATACCCAACCTATACATTGATGCCAATCACCAATGATTCATTCATTGCATGGGATGGCAACTTCGTAGCATTTGAAGCGGTAACAACATGAACATTATTACCCCAGTAGATAACACAAATAATATCCGATATGCGGATTTTTTAAGGGTAACAACCCCTTCAAATACTTATTTGTTTACAACCGCACCTACACCCATTACCGTACCGGCAGTTGATGCCCAACCATTTGCGGGCGTTGGTCAATTGATACAAGTTGGCGAAGCAACCAGGGATATTAAATCAACCGCCAATGAAACAACATTTAGCCTTGTTGGTATTGATACCGCAATGTTAGGTTGGGTATTAAGCAATGAAATTAAAGGTTCCAAAATTGAAGCCTGGCATGGGTTCTTTGATGTTAATGGCGCATTGATTACTACTGGTGGAACCGGCGGGCTTTATAAATTCTTTACTGGATATATAAATAGTTTTGCAATATCCGAACAATGGATGGAAGAAGTGCGGATGTTTGTTGGCGTAATTACTGTTAACGCATCATCCATTCAGTTGATCTTAAAGAACCGGGTTGCGGGGCGATATACCAATGACAATTCCTGGCAGTTCTTTACGCCAGGCGATACCAGTATGAATCGAGTTGCGTTTGTTTCTACCATTAACTATTACTTCGGAAAAGATGCGCCGCCCAACTCATGATAAGACAAGCAAACAAATACGACAAAACACAAATAATAGAAATGATGAAGGAGTTTCGCGCAGAAGCGAATTTTCCTGAGTTATTAGAAATAGAAAATGAACAACATTGGAACGCTTTGTTGGATAATATTTTTGCCGGTCAAGGCGCGGTGTTTTTGGAAGAAGGTAAGGGGTTATTGATGGCGATGATACTGCCTACAATTTGGTGCAACAAAACTTTTGCAATGCACGAACTTGCCTGGTATGTTCGCCCCCAGTATCGCGATACAACTAGCGGCTTCAGATTGTTTGCGGCTTACTTAGCATACGGCAAACAATTAAAAGAACAAGGCAGAATTAAATATTTCACCATGACTAAATTAGATACTTCGCCAAATATGAAGTATGAAAAATATGGGTTTAGAAAAAAAGATGAAAACTGGATTCAGTAAATTATTTGTTGCAGTTTTATTGTTAACATTAGTTGCCCCAACCTTGGCGGCAACAACAATTATTGCAACCGTTGTATATTCTGCCATTGCTTATGGCGCAGGCGTTGCAACGAGTACCATCATTGCAACCGCTATTACGATGGTTGCATCCGCAGTTTTATCAAAAGCATTTTTCAATCAGCAACAAGCAAGTTCAGGCGGCAGTTTTGGTATTGCAGGTAGCGCGCCAAACCCAGGCAACAGGCAACAAGTTCCTCCGGCAACTGATAATAAATTGCCAATTGTTTATGGCAAAGCCTGGTTAGGCGGAACCATTACTGACCTTTCAATTACCAGTAACAACCAAACGCTTTACTATGTAATGAGTATTTGCGAAGTTACAAACAACGGAACTGACACAATTACTTTTGGCAAAGTTTACTGGGCGGGAAAACTTTGCAACTTTGCCGATGCGACAAGTCCAAATGTTGTTTCGCTTACTGACGAATCAACTGGCGTTGTCGATACTTCTATTAACGGCAAATTGCAAATATATCTTTTTAGAAATGGGTCAAATACCCCGGTTCGCGGAACTGAAACTGCTATTCAAGTTATGCAAAGTTCGGGTTTAACTTATACCTGGGATTCAACTAAGTTAATGACCAATACTGCATTTGCAATTGTTAAAATTACATATAGTGTTAGTGCAGGAATAACAGGAATACAAAATACAAAATTTGAAGTAACAAATTCCAGGTTTCAACCTGGGCAATGTTTTTTAGATTATCTTACGAATGAAGTATATGGCGCGGCAATACCATTAAACCAAGTTAATACTGCAAGCCTTACTGTTTTAGATGCCTATTGTGCGGGTTCTTTCCCATACACTAATTCTGCGGGATTCCCATTAACACAAACAAGATTTAGGTTTGATGGTGTATTAGATACTAACCGTTCCATTATGGATAACTTGCAGGATATGGCAAGTTGTTGCGATTGTTTACTTAAATACAATGAGATTACCGGGCAATGGGGGGTAATTACTCAATCGCCTACTTATACGGTAGCAATGGATTTGAACGATTCCAATATGGTATCTGCAATTCAAATCACGCCATTGGATATTGCGGCTTCATATAATGTTATTGAATGTAAGTTTCCCGATACCAATAATCAGGATGCGTTTAATTCTGCAACATTTGATTTAGCGCAACTTGATCCTTCGCTTTTATATCCAAATGAACCGGTCAATAAAAATTCTGAGAGTTTGCCATTAGTTAACAATAATGTTCGGGCGCAATACATTGCAACCAGGATGCTTAAATCTGGGCGCGAAGATTTACAAGTTCAAGTAACCATTAACTATCAAGGTATTCAATTAGAAGCGGGCGATGTAGTAACAATCACTAACGCCAATTATGGATGGGTTGCAAAATTGTTTAGGGTAATGAAGGTTACCGAACAATTTGCCGCAAACGGTTCAGTAACGGCGGCATTAGTTTTATCGGAATTTAATCCAACTGTTTATGACGATACGCCAATTACAGAGTTTCAACCATCGCCTAATACCGGTATTCCTGACCCGTTAATTTTTGGAAACATTCCTGCGCCAATAGTTGCAAATCAATATCCAACTGCAACCAATCCTTCTTTTGTTGTTAACATTGTTTCAAGTCAACAAGGTATTATTCAATACGCCGAGTTATGGTATTCGGCATTTGCAAATCCAACAACAAGCCAACTAATATTTGCGGGTACAACTGAAATTCAATCTAATGGTACGCCATATTTACCAAACACAGTATTACCTGCAATAACAGTTACAAACATACCATCGGGCAATTGGTATTTATTTTCAAGAATGGTTAATTCTCTTGGCAATTCTGATTACTCACCGGCAAGCGTTTTATTCCAATGGCGTCCTACGACATTTCAATATGTTGAAAGATACCTAGCAGTTGCCTATGCAGATAACGCAACAGGAACTTCTAATTTTAGTTTCAGCCCAACTAATCGAATTTATTATGGCTTATGCAATCAAGATAATGTTACCCCACCATCAACGCCATCTTCTTATTCCTGGTATCTAGCCGATCCCAATTTTGGAACTAATATATTTTTAGGTTATACAAACCGTACTGGTCGTAAGTTTAGTTTTGATACCGGATTCGCAGGGTATGCCGGTGGTAATGGCGCGTTTGTTTTAACTCAGGCATCTATTTTTGATCCTTCGATTTGGTCGGCATTGCCGGATGGTACAAATATTATTGACCTAGATCAGCGCACCGGGCAGTTATTGCAATCGGGAACCACTACGGTAGGCACCGGCGAAATTGATGTTGTTAACAATCAAGATGGTAAATTAGTTGCATCGTTAAAACCATACCTAGATTTTGGTGGGGCTTATCAACAAACAAGTTCGGTTGCAACATTAACAGTTGATATTTATGGAAGGGTTGTTGGCTTCGCGCCGCCGGATGATTTTTACTATACCGAACAACAATTTGTTGCAACTGCGGGGCAAACTGTATTTAGCGTAACCCGAAGCGCAGGATATATATCAGGGCAATGTTGGGTATTTCAAAATGGCGTACTGCTAGATGATTCCGAATTTACAGATACCGGCGGTGCAACTGGTACGGTTACATTAACAAACCCCGCAAGCCTGGCCGATCAAATATTTATTATTTCGTTTAGGTCTTATAACTCAGTATCGGGTAATTACGCATCATTTAGCCGAAATGAAATTGATGTTGTTAATGTAAGTTCAATAGATTGCACCGGATTGTTTACGCTTAATAGTGGATTTGAACTTATATTTATTAACGGAACAATTGTTAATGATCAAGATTATAATATTACTGGTCAAGTTATTACTGATTTTCCATCCACCCTTACTGGGAAGGTGGTCGTATATCAATGGACACCAAACAACCTTGGAACGCCAAACGGCAATCCGGTGAATGTGGCGTTTAATACCCTGCCAGGACAATCGCAATACTTATTTAATTACGATGCAAACGCCTTTAACTTATATCAAAATGGTGTTCACTTAAAACAGGGTACAGATTTTACTACTGGTACGGGGGTCTATACATTGACCAACACCCCCGATACAATACTTAACATTATGGTCAATCAAACCTTTGCAAGAACAGGGGCAGTCTAATGACGCAAGCATATAACCTAGCAATACTCGCAAATAACTTAAACACTTCCGGGCAGTTAGATGCAACCGATGGTTTAACTGGAGTTGTTCCGGTGGCTAATGGCGGTTCAGGGCAATCTGCTTTAACTGCAAATAATGTATTACTTGGCAATGGAACATCAGGGGTTCAATTTGTAGCACCCGGAACAAGCGGTAATATTCTTACTTCAAACGGCACAACTTGGGTAAGTCAAGCCCCAGGTGGTGGTGGTTATGTCGGTGCTCGTGGTCAAGTATTTACTAGCAACGGAACATTTACTATTCCATCAGGCATTACTGCATTAAAAATTACTGTTACTGGCGGTGGCGGTGGCGGTGCATTTTATGATGTTGGTTCACAATCACAATCACAATCATGCGGCGGCGGAGGTGGAACTGCTATTGCTTATTTAACAGGCTTAACTGCTGGGAATACTTTATCCGTTACTGTTGGTGGTGGTGGTGGTAATAATGCGGCAGGTGGAAATTCTACCGTTGCATCGGGCACACAATCTATTAGCACCATTACTGGTAATGGCGGTGGTGCTGGTGTATACAATGGCGGTAGCACAGTAAACGGTGGGGCGGGAGGAAATGCAAGTGGTGGAACAATAAACATTCAAGGCGGGAATGGTAGCGGTGCGGCTACGGGGGGTGCTTCTTGTAATTTTTGGTCATCAACAGGCATGGGCGGTGGTTCTTTGTTTGGTTTTGGTGGGGCTGGCGGGATGTCAATGGCGGGAAATTATCAAACGGGATCTGCGGCAACTGGTCGTGGGGGTGGTGGCGGTGGTTCAGGTAGAGGAACGTCTGGTGGCGGTGCGGGAACTGGCGGTGTTGTAATTTTTGAATGGTAAGAAAGGAAATATATGCCTAATCAATTAGGGGATTTATCTCCTGACCCAAATGCAAAAAATTATTTAATTGTGCAAAACAATGTAGTAACTAATATTGTTGAATGGGATGGCGATGTTAATACATGGCAACCACCCGCAGATTCTATTCAACTGGTAGCAGATACAACTAAAACTTTAGTATGGCTTCCTAATGCTGACTTTACAGATTTTGTTCTTACTGAACAAATTGGTAATGGTTCTATTGGCTATACATGGGATGGTGAATTTTTAACTACAAATCAACCTAAGCCAGTTATGCCAACGCAACCAACTTCAACTGGCGTTGAAACTGCATGATAAGTATTGCCCCTAAACATACTTTTACTTATGATGGGGCAACTATAAATGTGTATCACGCCAATAAAGGCGAAGGGTTAATAAAGCATGAACATGGTTTTAGTCATGCAACAATATGTCATGCGGGTAAATGCAAGGTAAGTTTAGATGGGCGCAGTTACATTATGGATAAAAACCATAAACCATTAAATTTACCCGCTAATCAATGGCATGAAATTGAAGCATTAGAAGATGAAACAGTATTTGTAAATATATTTGCAGAAGGCAAATATTAGAGTAAACTAGCAAAAATAAGATACTACATGATTGGCGGCTTTCTGCGAGTGCGCGGGGGCTATAACCGGGAATGGGGCTAACATGGCAGTTTTTAATAAAAATACACTTACGCAAGTAAGCGGGTTCGATAACCCTATCATCGCAGGCGAATTAGTTTGGGATCAACAAACTTATTGGAACCTGGAAATCACTACTGGAACACCTGCGGTTGCCGTTGATTTGACCGGCGCAACTATTGATGCCGAAATCATCCGCCGCGAAGTAACAAACATTCAAGATACACGCAACGGTTTATCTTTTGATATTGGCAATTACACGCCAACCCCGCCTTCAATTCCATTAACAATATCAAATCGAATTGATGTTTCGGGAAGGTTTACGGTAACAATTGATGCGGGCGCATGGGGTTTAATTTCTTCTGATCCGGAATTAAATATTAACGCCCAGGATTGCGTAGGATTTTCGGGGCGCATCAAGATTGGATTCCCTGCGGGCGCAAATCCTGCTAACGATTACATTGTGTTTCTTTTATTCTTAGTTCGTTCCGATGGAATCGTAAGAGAGTAAGGGGCAAACATGAATGTAACGGTTGTAGATCAGAACAATGTTGTTATCAATCTAACGCCGCCCGTACAAAATACGATAAGCATAGATCGCGGTTTGATTGGACCACCGGGACCACCGGGACCAAATACTATTGGCGGTTACCCAATTGCATTATCAGGCGTACCAAATAATTATGATGCGCTAATGTTTAACGCAGGGGCGTGGACTAATATTCCGCAAACAGAAATCACCGATGGCGGTAACTTTTGAAAGGGCATTAACAAATGGCAAATACTATACGCATTAAACGCCGCGCCGCATCGGGCGGATCAGGCGCACCAACAAGTTTGGAAAACGCAGAATTAGCGTTTAACGAATCTAGTAATATTCTTTACTACGGAACTGGTACCGGTGGAGTTGGCGGTTCAGCAACATCAATTATTGCAATTGCGGGTAATGGCGCATTTGTTGATTTATCAACAAGCCAAACCATTGCAGGCACCAAAACATTTTCAAGCGCAATTGTTGGCGATATTACTGGCAACGCAGGCACCGCAACTAAATGGGCAACCGCCCGTAATCTATCGTTAACAGGTGATGCAACTGCAACCTTATCTAGCGTGGATGGTTCTGCTGATGTAAGCGGTGCATTAACTTTAGCAACTGTTAACAGTAATGTTGGAACATTTACCAAAGTAACTGTTAACGGTAAAGGTTTGGTAACTGCCGCTAGTGCCGCAGTTCTTGCTGATCTTGGCGCAACAACTGCTGACTTTAGCATGAATGGTTACAAGATTACTAACCTTGCTGATCCAGTTAGCGATCAAGATGCCGCAACAAAATACTATGTTGATAGCGTTGCCCAAGGTCTTGATGTTAAGGGATCAGTAAAGGCGGCAACAACTGCTGATATTACCTTATCCGGCGCACAAACAATTGATGGTGTATCCATTATTGCAGGTGATCGTGTATTGGTTAAGAATCAAACCGCACCTGCTGAAAACGGTATTTATGTTGCCGCATCCGGCGCATGGGCGCGATCTGCCGATGCAAACACTTGGGCAGAATTGGTATCGGCTTATACTTTTGTTGAAGAAGGTACAACCTACGCTGATACCGGTTGGGTGTGTACGGTTAACCAGGGCGGAACGCTGGGTACAACGCCCGTTACCTGGTCGCAGTTTAGCGGTGCCGGTTCTTATGTTGCAGGTACAGGATTAACTCTTGCCGGCAATACTTTTAGCATTACCAATACCGCAGTTGTTGCGGGTTCTTATGGTTCAGCATCCGAAACATTAACTGCAACCGTTAATGCCCAAGGTCAACTTACCGCGCTTGCCGCAACTTCAATTGCAATTGCTAATACCCAGGTTTCCGGACTTGGAACAATGTCAACGCAAAACGCAAACAATGTGGCAATCACCGGCGGTTCGATTACAAACCTTACCACCTTTGATGGCATCACAATTGATGGCGGTACATTTTAATTAACCTTATATGCCCCCTAGATAGGGGGCTATAAACCCGGCGTATATACGCCAATTGAAGGGGATGCCAAATGGCAAACATTATTAAACCGAAACGCAGTAATTCCGCAGGTGTAGTACCAACAACCGGAAACCTAACATCCGGTGAGTTGGGCGTTAACATGGCGGACAAAAAGGTTTACATTAACAATGGCACCACAGTTGTACAAGTTGGTGCGGGCAACCTTAGTGGATTGGGTGATGTAAGCATTACAAGCCCGGCAACTAATCAAGTTCTTACATACAACGGAAGCGTTTGGGTAAACCAGGCGGGCGGCGGCGGAAGCGGTGATGTTACTGGCGCGGCATCTTCAACTGATAACGCGGTAGTTCGTTTTGATGGAACTACCGGCAAAGTAATTCAAAATTCAACTGTTACGCTAGATGATAATGGTAACTTTGTTAATGTTAATTCATTAGGATTTGATACAACCCCGGCAACTGTTCCAACTACGGTTGGCACTATGTCATGGGATGATGGCGATGGTGTTCCATCCGTTTTATTAAAAGGCGGCAATACCACTTTGCAAGTTGGCACTCAGGAATATGCAAGGGTATATAACGATAGCGGAACAACTTTAACAATTGGGCAGGTTGTTTATATTTCAGGTTCCCAGGGTAATCGTGTTGCCGTTAAATTAGCAAGGGCGGATGTTGAAGCAACATCATTTGGCACAATAGGATTGGTTGCGGAATCTATTACCAATGGCGCAGAAGGTTTTGTTATTGTTTCCGGTGCGTTATATAAATTAAACACAACCGGATTAACTGCCGGCGCAACTGTTTATCTATCGCCTACAACCGCAGGCGCAATAACAACCACTAAACCACAGGCACCTAATCAGTTGGTAGTCTTGGGTTGGGTTGAACGAGTAGATAACATTGTTGGTTCAATATATGTAAAGATTGATAATGGTTACGAATTAGACGAACTGCATGATGTTCAAATAACATCACCGCAAAGCGGCAACATTCTTATCTATGATGCAAGTACAAGCCCAATAGGTGTTTGGAAAAACGCAAACCTTACCGATGGTACCGGCATAACTATTACCGAAGGCGCGGGATCAATAACGATTACTAACGCAGGTGTTACAAGTGCAGTTGCGGGAACAGGCATTTCAGTATCGGGTGCAACGGGCGCGGTAACAATTACAAACACCGCACCCGATCAAACTGTTGCTTTAACTAGCGGTACTGGTATTAGCGTAACCGGAACTTATCCTAACTTTACAATCACAAATACAAGTCCTTCAAGCGGCGGTACTGTTACAAGCATTACTGCCGGAACAGGTTTATCCGGTGGAACCATTACTACAAGCGGCACAATCGCCCTGGCAAATACTGCGGTAACGCCTGGTTCATATACCTATGCAAGTATTACAGTTGATGCCCAAGGAAGAATAACTGCCGCTTCAAGCGGTACCGCCCCGGTAACTTCCGTTTCCGGAACCGCAGGGCGCGTTACTTCATCCGGCGGAACTACGCCTGCAATTGATCTAGCAACAACCGCAGTAACTCCTGGTTCATATACAAACGCAAGCATTACGGTTGATGCTTATGGGCGCATTACTGCGGCATCTACCGGTTCGGGTGGTAGCGGAACCGTAACAAGTGTTAGCGGTACCGGAACGGTAGCCGGTTTAACTCTTACTGGAACTGTTACAACAAGCGGTTCATTAACTCTTGGCGGCAACCTTAGTATTACCGCCGATATGATTTACGATGTATTTAATGCAACCGCATCACAAACAACATTTACAACTTCGCAAACTTATACAAGCGGAAAAATTAGCGTATATGTTAATGGCGTAAGAATGGTTAATGGAGTTGATGTAACAGTTACTAGCGGTACAAGTGTTGTATTAGCAACTGGCGTACCGGTTAATACTCGCGTTGATTTAGTTTATCCAATTTAAGGGGAAATGATGGAGTGGCAAACTTTAATTAACATTGGCGCAGGCGGCGTACTTGCCGTTACTGGATGGTTTGCCAGGGAATTATGGGATATGGTGCGCGAACTTAAATCCGCTATTCATAAGATTGAAGTTGATTTGCCCAGGCATTATGTTCGTAAAGAAGATATTAACCAACGATTTGATCGCATTGAACAATTGCTTGATAAGGTTTATGAACGCTTAGATCAAAAGGCAGATAGATGAAAGAAGAAACATACATTGAATCCGCAAAAGAAGTTGCAGGAAAAGCCATAGGCAAACATGGCTTAATCTATATAACTATTATTGTTGCAATGGGAGTTGGCGCATCTATTGTTCTTGAAGAATCCAAGATGGCGGCGGTAATGGGATTGCTAGGCGCATCGTTAACGGCATTGATCTCAATGATGAATGGCGTTGCAGGCGCATCACCCAAACAAGAGAAGCCCGAGTTTGAAATTATGAAAGAGTTGATAGCCCGCCTTGATCGCATGGCTGATCGTGATCCGATGAATGTTGTTGTTGATAAGGATCGCGTATTGGTAACAAAGGGTGATAACGAAATGAGTACCAAAAGAGTTGGGGGTTAATATGTTTCCACTTACCGCGTTGTTTGATGTTGGTATGAAAGTCTTGGATAAATTTATTCCTGATCCGGAAGCAAAAGCCAAGGCGCAACAAGAACTATTAAAAATGCAAGAAGAAGGGCGGCTTGCGGAACTCAATGCCGATAACATTGAAGCCCAGGAGTTGACCAAACGCCAGGCGGCAGATATGGCTTCGGATTCCTGGTTAAGCAAGAACATTCGCCCAATGACTTTGATTTTTATCTTGGGCGCGTACTTTGTTTTTGCAATGATGTCGGCATTTGGTTCCAACGCCAACGAAAAGTATGTGGAGTTGCTAGGTCAATGGGGAATGTTAATAATGAGTTTCTATTTTGGCGGGCGCACCCTTGAAAAAATTATGGATATGAAAAGCAAGCGCAATGAAGTTAACAAATAATTTCACCCTGGAAGAATTAACAAAAAGTGAAACTGCCCTGCGGCGCAACCTGGACAACACGCCAACGGTTGAAGTTGTCGAGAATCTACAAGCCCTGGCAACTCATGTATTGCAACCGGTTCGCGATCATTTTGCCAAGGGTGTAAAAGTTAATAGCGGTTACCGTTCGCCGGATGTTAACGCGGCAGTTGGCGGATCGCGTATATCAGATCATTGCAAAGGGATGGCGGCGGATATTGAGATTCCAGGACTTGCCAACTATGACCTGGCAAAATGGATTGAAGGCAACCTTAAATACACGCAACTAATCCTGGAGTTCTACACGCCAGGCGTACCGGATTCCGGTTGGGTTCATGTTTCTTATGACCCTGAAAAACTAATTAACCAATCGTTAACGGCAATTAGGCAGGATGGCAAAACGGTTTATTTACCGGGCTTGCAAGCGTAAAATAGAGTTGGTTTTGTTCATTGCAAGCAGTAGCCATCTAGTGAGGGATGGACTTAGCCCCGGTTAATTCCGGGGCTTTTTTTATTTATTTACATTCTTGTTTGCCCACTTCAATACCGCGTTCATAAGCCCGAACGGTATCAAAATAATGATATATACCAAGCCCGCCAATACCAACAAAAATGCAAATAGCACTTGCAATACGCCTACTATTAAAGCGATGCAATAGCCCAGGGCGGCGAACAAATATGTTGCGAGTGAAGCCATCATTTATATCCATCCTTTTTATCCTTCCGGTTATCTAGGTACCAAACAAACCCCATCAAAACAAGCATTGCAATTAAGAAACCATCAAAGCCTATTTTGGTGGAGTGCATAGGTACCAGGGTTATGCAAATTGTTTTAGCCATTGCCAAACAGTCGCGCAAAAAAACCTGGCTTAACTTTGACTAAGGGCGGCGAAGTTACTTCCCGGATTACTTCACATTCCAGGATGATTTGAGTTGCAATATCCCGCATTTGTTTGCGCTTCCTGCCATCCGCGCTTACCTTCTGCAATTCAGAACTTAACCTGCAAATATCAACAATGGACTTAGCCATATCATGTTCGCCGAAACTCAATCTAAACCCCCTATATCTAAATATCATTTTTTTGCCTTATGATGTTTTGCATGGCATGAATAACAAAGCCAAACAACATCCAAAGGTTTATCGTAATCTTCATGGTGGGCAACAACTTCTTTATTGCCGCAAACTTCGCATGGTTTTTGCATTAACTTATTTGCTTTTATTGCGCGAATAACCGCATTGTGTGCGGCAGTTCTGCGCCTATCTTCTGCCCGCCAAATTTTAGTAAGCCTTGTTGAAAGTTCCATGCGATATGGAAGTTTAGCGCGTTGCCTATCATATAAACGCACCTTTTCAAGATTTGATTCCCGATATTGCCTTGAATCTTTTTTTGCACATTGTTTGCATTTATTCAAATAACCATCAAACATTCCCGAATGTTTATAAAAATCCGTTAATGGTTTTTTAACCTGGCACTTAAAGCAAAGTTTCATATTGCCCCTTCCTATTAAGTGCCATTGTACCCATTTTAATCAAAATGGGATGTCATCAATTAAATCCGCATCCTTGGCAGGTTGGCTTGCGGGCTTTTCGAATTGTTCATGCGGTGCAGGTTCTTTTGCCTGGGGCTTACCTACCAACTGCAAATCACGAATCAGGGCGCGAAGGTTTACACCCTTCGTACCATCTTGCTTAGTATATTCGTTCAAATGCAGGTCGCTAAGTTGCACTACAACTTGCCCACCTTTATGCAAATAGTTAACAATCTTTTCGCATCGTTCGCCCCATAAAGAAGCGTTAACCCATTGCGTAGCGTAGTTGCCATCCTGACCCTTGCGCCCGTAGTTGTACGCCAGGGAAAGTTCCAACACCGCCTTGCCATCTTGCGTGTAGCGAACCGCAGGATCGTTTCCAATTCTTGCTAATCCAACTGTAATCATTATTCAACCCCTAAAGTTAATTGTTCAAACATTGCTTCAATTTCATCCAAGAACCGTTGGGCATTGGATTCAATCTCTTGTAAGTATTCCGTTGTAGGCGTGAACTTACGAATTAGTAGCCGGTTCTTTTCCGGTAGGCGTGGATCAAAGGCGCAAAACCAAACCGGCACCCCGCCAATGCAAGCGGATTGCAATGCCATTTGTGGTTTGTATTCTTCGGGCAACCAATCTTTATCCTGGGCGGCTTCAATCAACCATGAAATCATGGTGGCAGATGATGGGCATTTGACTTCGATTAGTTCATGCGTGGCTTCAATCAAGCCATCGGGTGAACATCCGCAAAGGTCAATTGAAGGATGTTCTACAAATCCCAGGTCGGTGATCTGCATCCCGGTCTTAGCGGTAAACGCTTCTTTTGCAAACGGTTCGTTCTCAATGCCCCATTGCATTTCTTGAGTTACATATTTGGGAACGATGTTGCCCGTTAACCTTTCGGCAAGTATCTCAATCTTCAACTTGCGGCGTTCGGATGATTCCCTGGCGGGTTCATCCTTCTTGGCTTTCAAGAATGACATTGCCGCCGCCATCCTGGATGCCGTTAGTTTGCCGGTGCGTTCATTGAACCAGGCACCGTTGTTTTGAAATGGGTTTGCATCACGCATCGTTGTTTCCTTTTTGTTTGTTCATTGCAAGTAGTATTGCTTCACGAATAAGGTTGGCTTCGTTTAATCTTGCCTTCCATTCCATTCGTTCGGCACCATTCGTTTTTGAATACTTGGCTTTCAAGTAATCAATCCGATCATCAACCGCCTGGGTAACTTCATTCATTAGCAACCTTGGGTTTGTTTTGCGCCGCAACAAGTGCCGCTTTAACTTCATCCTTTACGCCAACGATTGCCTTTTGAATTTCTTTTGGTAACCCCTGCCATTCCACTTGCAGGTTAACCAAAGTTTTACACGCCCTGATAATGCCCGCCGCCTTATCAATTTCTTCCTGGGATGGGGTAACCGTAACTTCGCCGCCAGGCGCGTTAGGCGTAGCCGTAATACTTCCATCCTTTTCCCTGGTTACCGATGCCCCGGCAACCCTTGGAATCGCGCTAGGGCGCGTTTTTACTGCTAGGTTGGCATCATCATCTTCGGGGGCAATCCCGCAAGCCGCCATCAACGAATAACGCCGCGCATAGGTCAATGCTGAACCGTAGCCCTGGGGGTCTTGCTTGGGTGCCGGCACATGAAGGATGCCGCCGGTAATGGTTTCCCCTGATTCATGAACAAATAAGGTTTCAACCGCAACCCCGTTATCGGAATCATGGGTGCGTTGTATTAGGGCAATGCCCTTATCGTTAAGCGCATCAATGACCGCTTCAACGCAGGCGGCAAGGTCGGCGTACTTAGTACGGTAGTGAGGGTTGGTTGCCGTTTTAAGCGCGGGCGCGAACGCCTTTTGCGCGGCAACTAAAGCAGTAGCAATCTTTTGCATTATTCTTCGCCTTTATCCTGGTTAGTTTTGTGTTCGTGAGTAAACAAAATTGAGTTGAATTGATGTTGTATTTCGTTTGAAGCGCGTTGCAATACAAACAAAATATCAGGCGCAAACAATTGTTGGTTCCGGGCTTCTTGCATTAACGCCTGGAATTGTTCATGCCAAACATCAATCGGTTGTTTTGTTTCTTGATTGTTAACTTCGGTGTTCATGGTTTCCCTTTCAAATAAAGACAACTGCAACTACAAAAGCGACAAACGCAACGCCGCCAATGATCTTTTCGGCAAGGGATTCTTGCCTATATGGAGTGCGTGTGTACACATCCTTAAATAACTTTTGCTTTTCTTTATCTGCGTAATCGCGCTTAACTAAGTTTTGATTTTTCATTTAGTAACCTCTTGTATTGTGATTTCGTATAACCTGCCGTTGGTATCTGCAACATTGATGTACTTTGTGGTTGAAACAAACGCGCCCGTATGATCGAGATCAGATCGAACCGCGCCGCATCCTGCAATCAGCGAACCGCCTTGCAAAGATTCATTGGTTAACCCGCGTTTGATTACCGATGCAATGTAATCGCAGTAAACCAGGGGTACCATAATTTTTTTAAGTGCTTCCATCGTTTCTTATCCTATCTGTTAACAATATCAAAAGATGAACCAGGGGCATAGCCCCCGGCGTTTATTTGCGTAATCTTGTTGGGAACTGGTTGAATACTTTGCCGTAAACCGAACGGTTAACAATGCACTTAGTATTCCATACTTGTTTGGTTTCGCCCTTAGTTACAACTAGGTTTGAATCAAACCAAACGCCATTGTTGAAGCCCATTTTTGCATCATCACAATCGCCAACCTTTTTAACTAACTTGTAAACATACGCTTCGTATTGGAGTGCGGCATCTTTAGCGGCTTGATCTAGTGCGTGGGCAACACCTTCTTCACACCAGGTAACAAGGTAAGGTTCACTACGGCGTGGGAAACCAACCGGTGTAACTAACGAACGGGCAAAATCATGGCGCGATTTTTGTGCCATATATGTTGCGCGTGATGTATTAATGCTTGGGCGTGGAAATGCAACATTCAAATCCCAATTAGCGGCTTCCAATTTTTGTTTGTAAGCGGCGATTACTTCGCGAGTTGCTTCAACTGCGGCATCAATGCTTGCTTGCTTGATGGGTTCAACTGCGATTGCGATGTTGTTTTGTTTCATCTTGTACCTTTCTGTTTTTCATCCGGTCTTGAAAGTGTTTGACCGTACCGTAACTATGACAGGGATTGTTAACGGTTGCAATAGATTTGTTAACTTTTTTTGCATACCTAGGGTAAATCCCTAGATTTAGGGGGTGTTGACCTAAAAACCACAACTGGTAGATAATGAAAGGGCTAACGGTGTGGCAACTGTTGGAAACGCATAAAATGGACAACATACCCCGATTGTTTCGGTGGGCTTGTAAGACCTTGGAATTGGTGTTTTGGGTCGGTTGTCCAACCTATTGCGCACTTATCCCAAGGTTGCCTTGCCAAAGGACTAGCCCACCAAAGCGATTGGGGTTTTTCTTTTGTGCCGTTGCCGGACACCATCCGACAGTAAGAACCTAACCCGGTTGCGTGGTAGAAAAGGGTACAGGTAGGCAACTTTTGTTGACCAGGTGCAAATCCTACATTCCTGCGGCGGGCGTGAACCTTCAAGCCGGGGGGAAATGGTATCCAATCCATTCCATGCGAAGGTCGGAATTTTTCCGGGTGAAGCCATCCTGCTTTCTTACCCCTTGGGGGTAGGGGGGCGTTTGGGTGAAATTATTGAATACCTATACATAAGGCAATCAATGTGTTCAAAAAACGGGAAATTTTTAACATGACAAAACAAGACACCATGAACATTGAAATTAACGATGTGATTCAACTGAATCCCGAAACTTGCCGGAACCGAATGTTTGCGGGTTGCTTCTTTGTGGTAACTGAAATCAAACCCTGGGGGGCGCAAGGATATGTTCAAGCCCTGGGAAAAGATGAACAACCAGGTGGGCAAGCGTATTACCGGGCAACCTGGGAAGAATTGGGAAATCCGATTGGAACCGCCGAATGGGTAGTTGCCTAAATCGTTAACGGATGTTATCGTTTGCGGGTGTAAACAAACTTTGAAAGGGGTTTGTTATGACTGAAGCCAAAATTGATTTTGTATCAGAACAATTTGCAACCTTTTTTAGATTGCCCAATTGTTCAGTATGTAAACATTTTCAGTTAGTTGGAGTATTTGAGTATTGCAACCTACACGAAACGATAACAGATGGAAAATTATGCAATGGGTTCCGTATTAAAAATGCCAATGCCTAATCCGCATTACCGCAACGAATCATTAGTACGCAACTTCAACATACTGACCGGAATTAAATTCGGGAAAATTCGCCCGATGGATGTTGATGGATTTATTGAAATCCACAATAAACTTTTTATCTTCATTGAAACTAAGCATGGTGATTCACCATTGCAGGGCGCGCAGAAGGCCGCGTTGGAACGCTTAACCGATGCGGTTCACAATCCCGATAACAATAAACATTCATACCTAATTGTTGTAAGCCATCACGCAGTTGGTGATATTGATGTTGCCAACTCAATTGTTACTGAGTATCGGCACAATGGTATTTGGCATCAAATTGCAGAGTTGGAATATACCGCTTATGATTTTGTTTATAACTTAATAAACATTCATATCGGGCATGAAAATTTATGACATTAAAAAAATGCAAACTAACAACATTGGAAACAGAAACAAATCAAGAACGCCCAAGCGGTTTTAATATGAGTGCAGAGGATGTGGGCGCGGTATTGGGTGTTAGTAAAACAACCATACTAGCAGAAGAACGCAAAGCCCTAGCGAAAGCAAAACGCATATTAAGGTCAAAAGGAATAAAAGCCGAATCATTTTTTTAACACGATAAGACATGACAGACGAACAAGAATTTGAAATATTTTACAAAGCCTATCCGCGTAAGGTCGCAAAGGGCGATGCCCGTAAAGCCTGGTTGCAAACCAAAAAGATTCGCCCAGGACTAAATGAAATCCTGCAAGCCATTGCCGTTCAATGCAAAACGGATCAATGGACTAAAGATAACCATGCCTACATACCGTACCCCGCAACCTGGTTACGGGCTGAAAGGTGGGCAGATGAAGTTCAAGTAACCATTCCAGGAGTTGTTGCCGGTAAGGATTGGCGCGAAACCTGGCAAGGAATTACCGCAAAGGGCGCGGAGTTGGGCATTTACGAATCAGATTTTGAACAACCGTATATGTTCAAAGAAGCGGTATTACGCGCAACATCGAATGTTGTTAACATTAAATCAGCATGAGTTGCGCTGATTGTGAAAAGCCGCAACCATCCGGATCGTACAACTTCAAATGTGAGAGTTGCCGTACCCGTTTCATCCAATCCGAACCCTGCAAGTATCTTCGTAAAGTATTGGTGGAATATTATCGTTTGCGATATGGCGAATTTACTGGGTGGCAAGAAGGCAAGCATTGTGATTGTGAACGAGTTTGTAAACGCAAAGCCGCCGTTACGAACCCAAACGGAATGGGGTATGTTTATGAACAACAAATTAACACCAAAACAAAACCAGCATCTCGCCGCCGTTAAGCAACTCCCATGCGGAGTTTGCGGGCGCGTAGGCGATATTGAAGCGCATCACATTGAACAACACCTGCAATACATTTGCATCCCGTTATGCCAGGATTGCCATCGAGGTTCGCACAATGGCATACATGGGCAACGCCGTATATGGAATGTTCTTAAAAAGGATGAACTGACCGTATTAAATGACACGATAGAAAAGTTACTGAAATGATTATTAACCTTCCCTGGTTCCCGGCTGAGTGCCGCCCTAACGCCAGGCATCATTGGGCGCGGGTCGCAGAAGCCAAGAAACGGTACCGCATGGCTTGTTGGGCATTGACTAAAGAAACCGTAGGCAATCCAACCCTACCGCAAGAAGGGGCAATTCACCTGGTAATCGAGTTCTTCCCGCCTAGTAAACGGGCTTATGACCTGGATAACTGCCTGGCGGCATTTAAGGCGGGTTTAGATGGTGTTGCGGATGGCTTGAAAGTTAACGATAAAAGGTTTACATTAACAATTGCGATCCGCCCGGAAGTTCGGGGGATGGTAAAAGTAACCATAGATACGAAAGGTGATACGGCATGACACGAAAGTT